GCTACTTAAGTCGAGCGTTGCTAAAGCGCCCGTGATAGATCCCTCACGAGCCAGACTCTGATTTCTAGTCTGGTCGGAAAGATCTACACCAAAACGTTTCAACCGACGGGTAATGTAGTCACCTATCGCTAACTGCCACATCGAGTTAAGCGAAGGTTCTACACAAATTGCCCTATCGGTCTTAGCGTTCTTTGGGACGAAGCATAGTTTCGCGTCGTGAATTACGACGGGAACTAAGGCGCGGTCCGGATCTTCCGGGTGGAAGACCCAGCCGGGCATCTCTTCCAGTAGGCATGATGCCATAGGAAGAAGATCCTCGCTACAACAAAATGGCTCGCTCAATTTAGCTCGAGCAGAAGCCAGTCTTTTTGTTATTTGAGTACTAGCACCTGGTCCGAAACGGGGCCGGAGGTCTTCTAGTTGCGGAACTTCACCCAGAATTGCGGAAATTTTCCGAGCGGCCTTATATAATATAAGGTCGACGTCGGGAGAAAAATGGAATTTCTTCCGATTCCACATCTGGATGCGTTCGTTAACTAGTCGACACGACTCCTCGGATTCGATAAACTTCCGATAGGCGACCGCCTCGCGATCTATACCAATGTCAAGGTCCTTTCTCTTTTGGAAAAAGGCCAAGACCTGGGATAGATTGTAAAGGTCAATTGCGCTCGTGAAGCTACCGGGGTCCAAATCCATCCCAACTAGTCCTTTTATGTCTTTCCGGAGAATAAGATCGAAGATCTTATTTTTTATCTCCAAAGAGGACAGACTAGTAACTTGGGATAGGTGCCAAAGAGACAACTCTGTGATTAATTCATCACGTGTCTCAGGTTCAACTTGACGATCCCATTGCCGAATAGGCATATGATCTCCTTTTTATGAGGAAGATAGCAACCAAGCCAGAGAATACTGGCGAGGGAACCTGGGTGATCTACGCTATTGGATTACGCGCTAAGGATTGAAGCTTACGCTCGATTGACCGAAGATCCCATAAAGGGGCCGTTCCGAGAATATCCTCAGTGATCGAGGTGATTTGTTCACCACGATCCTGGAGATTTTTCAGATTAGCCCTGATGGAATCAACGACCAACGAGCGTTCAGTCTTTTCGTCCATTACACTTCTCCTCTAGTTAATTGAGTGAACCTTCAGTCACGGACCTTATAACAGTCCATGACGAAAGGACATGCCGCCGCCAAACCAAGATCCTTAACGAATCTTGCAAAGTGGCTCATCGAAGACCCGATGTCATCTGATATTATCTCGTGACGGACGGGGTTCGATTTTACACCATCACTGGTTTTGTATTTAACATCACCAGTAATAGTGCAGGCACACACAACCACAAGTAAAACTGTGGCTAAGAGCACAATTACCAACCACCTTGAAATCATCTTAGGTGGGAGGGGTTAGTAGATCAAACAGATCCGTAGCAGGTGCACCGGTCACAACGGCCTGAGTGGTGGTTAAACCGCCAAGCAGGTTCTTTGCGATACAACGGGCATCTACGCGGTTCTGTTGCGTCGAGCGCTGATGATGAAAACCGGTTACAGATACGGTTTCAACATAAGCTACCTTAGGCGGCGCTGTGTAACCCGCCGCATTTTGGCTACCTATGGACTCCATCACAGGTACTTCAACGCGAACCTCTGTCTTGTAGACACCAGATTTGAGCTGCGATATTCTCGCAGTGGCTCGAACCTGGCCATCTACAGGAACGCCTGACAGATTCTCACGCCAAGCAGCGACAATCTCGGCCCCATTCGGGGAACGAGCGACGCTGACTGGAACGAGAGTGTGAAGCACAGGGGTCGACTGTCCGTCATAAACGGATATGTTAGCAATAGCTGTCATTTGACAGGTCTCCTAAATTACATGGAAGGTAGAGAATCTCCCATGCCTCTGTGTAGAGGAGTAAGATAAAACCCGCCTAGAAATCTAAGCGGAGTAGAAGCAGAAGATCAATGAAAGACCTTCTGCACTAGGAGGGAAACGGCATTTAAACACCGTTTCCAACTTGGTACCACACCGAGAGGTTTTAACTCTGGAGTGGGAACCGACAGCGAAGTAGATACGGTCCTGGTTACTTTAATGATCTTCCCATAATAAGAAGACCCAGAGTACCAGGGGTATCCAGTAGGAGGAGCATGGTAATCCATGCCCTTCACACGCTGTAGGGTAGTCACAGTTTTGACAAATCGGCCCGACACTGATTGTGCCAGACCACGAGCCTGAAGGTAGTCTTGGATCGGTATGAACCAATCCACGACAAAACTCCAGGGGAGTCTCTCCCAAATAAGATCTGCAGGGTTAGTTAGACCAAACAGACTTACGGAATTGATTTCCGAGATATAGGCAATATACTGTCCTTTAAGAACAGCATAGTTACTGCCCGGAGTGTACCCAGCTGCAAAAGTATTGTAGTTGGATACATCCCGTTTATATCTTGCTCGGATACGCTTCTTTAGAGGAACGTCGAACAACTGAGCCAATGACTTGGCCCCGTCATAGACGTCCGAAACTAAAGGAAGCCAGCCGTATTGCAACTCAAGCCAATTATCACTAATATCTCTGCTAGCGCGTTTAGCGTTCGCGGAGCTGTGAGAATGACGAAAGGACCAAGCAACCCTCTCACGAGGAGTGCCAGTGGTCAGCGCCTTAGCGGCACCGGAGAAGTTCTTCCGATGCAACTGAGTAAGCGCTTTGCGAATACGTACCGCACCATCGAAGATGGTTCGAAGAGACTCATCTCCCGTGCCCAAGAAAAGCAGGGCATTGAAAGTTGAGCCTTCGATCTTCGCCCGTAACCGGGATAGAAGAGCGATATCATCATTGCTCCCCCATGTCCCTGCGGTCAATAGCGACCCTGCACCAAGCCCGATACCTTCACCATATTGACAGGTGGAGGACGCGGACTGATGCAGAGTTACTTGATCCGCAAAGATGGAGGTAATGGTGGCTGTATACGCATGATCATCGTACATCCTTCCCCTTTTCGGGGTATGGATCCCAAGAGAATTCTTGGGAGTGTACGTACCGGTCTGGTCAGAACCACTCCAATTTCTAGAGTAATAAAGACCAACACGGTTTCCAGAACTACAATATAAGCCCGAAGGCTTGTGCTGGAGATTCTGCGTAAAGGTACCACTTGTCATAAAAAGACTCCTAGAGATAGACCCAGCTCGAAAGAGCTACTGAACTACTGGGCTG